CCTCTTCGGTAGCCTCTTCAGTCTCAGCAGGAGTTGCAGACTCTACGAGAACCGAGATTGATTCGCGAAGAGGGCTGATAGCCTCAACAAGGGTAGTCTTTAGGTCAGCAATTGCTGCCTCAAATTCTTCCTTAGTCATCATGCTTTCATTTCCTTCCGATACAGACTCCGACAGCACAGTTGCCTCATCGTCTTTTCTTGTGTAACTTTCAAGCAGCGACAAGAATTTGCCACCAGCCCCAGCTACGGTTACAACATCTACGCTGGTTAGTGGGTCTGCCACTAGAGCTTCGATGATAGGACCCTGACGGCCCTCTGCCTCACCTACACGAGATTCTCCCAGTGCACGGATTGACAAGCCTACATCCCCAGCCATCTCTTTGATGATTGGAGCGAAGTGTGAATAGAACTCTACTTCCGCAACGAGGCCAGAGCCATCGAAGCGAGCGTCAGAAATTAGTTTGCCAGCAAGTTGGTTTACGTCACGCTCTGGTCGGTCACTCTCTTCGTTGACCGATGGGTGGTTCATAAAAACCTTGGTGCCTTTTTTGAAAACCATTGGACCATATTCAGCGAGCATTTCTGCAGGGTAATATCCAGAAGAACCCCAGCCAGATTCGATGACCTTGACTTGCCACTTTTTACCAGTGCTAGTAGCACTGAAGGCAATTGATTCGTTCAACGAAACGGTCATAAAATCTCCAATAGTTATTTGCTAGACTAATTATACCACAAATGTATTACGCAACAGGTGCGTTGTCACCAGGAACCAAGTCGTTCGCATTATCTTGCATCGAACCTACCGAACCAGAGTTTCCCTGTGATGGAATTGCGCTGCCGTTCCCATTTGAACTAGAGTCAGAAGAGTCAACTGGTGGTGTCAAGTGCAGACGTGGAACGTCAAGAACTTCGATAATCGCAGCACGATATTCGTCTTGCCAGATTGCTCCACCCTCGTAAGCCAAGGCTAGTGCCTGAGTCAAACGCTGCGATGGCTCGGTTTCAATCTTAGGCCAGTTGACCTCAAGAGCATCTGCCCTTGCGCCAAGGAAAGAAAGAACACGCTTGTAGAACAAAGTCCAAGACTGCTGACGTGCTTCCATTGCCTTTACGGTTGGAACATCTAGCGTCTGCGCTGTGCCATACGCACCAGAGGTGCCAGGGTCCGAGAGCAACGCAACCACAGAAACTTCAAGGGCAGAAGCAACCATAGAACCAAGAGGGCGACCATCAGTAAGATTGATGTTATTACCACGAGGCATAGCACTAAGCTCCATATCAGAACCAGTAACAGCCACAGAGCCAGAAGTTTTAGGGCTTGCAATTTGCGCTGCAGCATTTACTGCTCCTGCCTTAGTCTTTGATTTGAGTTGCCAAGCAAACATGCTTAGAGCCTTTAGCATACGAGAGCCATCCTTTAGATATTCGTTGTATGCGTGTGCCCAAGGCAAAGCAGGGAATGCATCTGGCACTCCGAGAACCTGACCTGCTCGGCGGTTGACGTGGAAGTTGAACATGCGGAACTTGACATCCACAGGGTTGCCCTGAATAGATGCAACGTAGCGACCATTCTCAGGGTTGTAGGTGTCCACAGGATACCAAACCTGCTTGACGGTTTCCTGAGCTGCGCCAGACGATAGTTCCTGAACTCGGTTAGTCCAAGTCCTGCGGATGTAGCGGATACGCTCTGCATCATCTGGGTCGGTCACGATTGCGGTAATCTCCGCAAACGGAATGCGCTGGAATTGTTTGGTCGCAACATTAGCAAGCAGGAAAAACTGACCGTCAGTGAAGTTGGCACGTTCGTTGATAATCTGCGCCTCAGGCGAGAAGACAACTTCTTGGTTACGTGGGTCCTGGATGAATCGCTGGATGCGAGGTGGCTGGTCAGAGAATGAAACGCCACGACCAAAGATGTAAGAGGTTCTTAGACCGCAACCACGCTTTAGCAGTGGGTTACCTTCGGTCTGCTCACGGATACGCTTTGCAGCATCCTTCAATTCGTTTAGAGTAAAGCCGTCTCCAGCTCCAGATGCGTTTGCGGTGTTCCAACCTGCATCGTCAAAGGCAAGAACAGCCTGTGCCATCGAAGAGTAAGACTCACGGAGAAATTCATTCTCTGCAATTTGGGCTTGTAATTCTTGTTCAAAATCCATGAAAAGTTCCTCAAAATAGGTGTAAACCTATTCTATCACACTGAAAAGGTTTTAAAACTACCAAACCCAGCCAGAAAGGAATGGGTCGTAGTCGTCAACAAGGCTTCTGTCGAACTCAACTCTATCGCCAGGCTTCATGCCAGCGTGTGGTGCATTGATAATGTGGTCCAAGTCTGCCGTTGCGTAAACCAAAGCATCAAGGCTGTCAGGAGATTTCACTCCACGAGACTTCATGTCATCCTTCGACTCAATCTGTATGGCACCTTTGAGCGAGAACTTATACTGAATCATCAGCATTTCTTCTAGCAGAACCTTGTCATCTGGGTCAATGTCAATTCGGTTGTCAAGCATTGCCTCACGAAGTGAATCGTAGTTAAAGGCACGAGCGTTAAGCCAGCGAGTGTTGTCGGGGCTGGCAGCGGAGCCAAGCATTGAGATAACAACGTAGCGGTCCTGAGCCAGCGCAGCCACCTGGTCTACAATCGGGCCACCCAAACCTGCAGCGTCAATGCGAACTTGAGTAACGCCATGTTCGATTGCCAAGTTATGTATTCTAGTGGCCGATTCAATCGAAGTCGCTTTAGTCCAGGTTGCAAGTTTACGACAACGGCCTCCACGGTTGATGTATACCACGCTATCGTCTTCACCAAAACGTGCAAGGTCCACGCCAAGCACCGCATCCACCAAGTAGTCTTCTTGGATGTCTGTGTCCACTCCACGGTCAATAGCACTCTGTGAGAAGAATGTGTTGTCAGCCTCGTCTGGAAACTCTGCGAGGATTTTGCTTTTGTATCTTGCACTGTCTTCACCCCATGATATCTTCTGTCGTTCCACCCAAGCTGGCTGGATTAGTAATGGTCGCAACTCATCTGGCACTACCTCGTCTGTAAAGTTCGGGGTATCAAATGCGCTAATCTTAATCTTGTGCCAAGTCGGGTCTTCACGGAAAATCTTGTGGAAGGTCGTGCCACGAGCATCGGGGTTGCCGATTGCCAAAACTCTAGCACCCTCGGTGTTGGTAACGGCTTCGGTTGCAGTATAAAGGTCTTCTGGAATACCACCAGCCTCGTCAAGAATAACCATAACGTAACGGCGGTGGATACCCTGAAAGGCAGACACAATATCTTTATCGGCAGGTCTACGACCCCAGGCCATAACGGTTCCATCATCAAGCTTCCACTCCTGCGACTGGGTGATGTAACCAGGCAGGGTGATGCCATGGTCTTTCGCTAGGCGGAAGTTGTCTTGGATTTCCTTGAACAAAACTCGTGCAATCTGGATGTAAGTAGGTGCCGAACAAATCACCGCAACATCTCGTGGCTCGTGGGTGGCAACCCACCAGACCGCCAAGATACCTGCAAGACCAGACTTGCCAGCACCGTTGCAACTCACAACTGCGGTGTGGGTGTTGTCAACTACGGACTGTGCAATTTCTCGCTGCTTCGACCACAGGGTTTTGCCGAGAACTTCCTTCGCCCACAGAGCAGGGTCAGTCAGGTATTCGCTTTTCTTAGAACGCAGGCGAAGGTCGCTGATTACATTATCTAATACGTTATCAATCATCGGCTAGTAGATACTTCACTAGGTCGGGGTTATCCCGAAGCACCATGGTCATTGGCTCCTCGTAAAGCCCGATGAAGTAGTGTTCCCATTCTTCATAAGTTGTTCCCTTTGACGGAGAGTAGGAACCGCCAAAGGTAAATCTAATCGCATGTAAAATCTCGTGCAGAAGCGTAACTCGCTTCACGCTGTTCGGCATCTCTGAGTCAATCGTGATGCTGGCATCTCTGTCGTTGGTAAAACCGTAGTGTTCGTTGTCCGATTGGTTCTTACGCTTTATCTCGGTGACACTCCAGTTGTGGGTTCCGATTTTGATTGAGGCTGGAAGGTTCATTGCTCATCCTCCATGATTTCATACTTGGCTTTCTGCAAGCCATCAGCCACAAGTTCTTCCAACTCACCGCTGGTAATCTGTGGGTAACGCTCGGCAAGCTGCTCTTTGGCAAACTTGAGGGCGACATCCATCGCACGAATTAGGATTGATTGCTGGTAGTTGCTAAGTTTGATTACGTTCTCGTTGAGAACTTCCTGCTGGCTGTCCAATCGCTTTCCGATTGTGTCCAAGGTCTTGAGCAGCAAACGCTGGCTGTCAATGTCGCCAGCCTTGAGTGCATTCTGTCGGATGGTGTCCTTGAGTTCGTGCATCTCGCTTAGGAGGAGCTGCCTCTGCTGGTGTTCGGTCCAGACATCTCGGCTTTCCAGTAGTTGCTTGACGTGTTGCACAGCCTGGGCAGCAGGAATGCCACTGATGCGTTCCATTTCGATTGGGGAACGCCCATCAGCTGCTGCTTTGAGTAGAACATCGTCTAGAACCGATGTGCCACGGACTGCTGGTAGCATTACTAGAGGCCTTTCTGCCAGACTAACTTGGCTGCTTCGTGCTGAATGCGTAGGTCCGTCAACTTATCTTCAAGTTTTTCGACCTTATCGTAAAGTTCATTGTGCTTTGTGATAAGAGTTTGCACGATTTCCTGCATTTCGTAGAGCATTTCTCGCTCTTCTTTTGAGCCTAAATAGCCGTTCTCGCTGCCATTACCCTGTGCATCTTCTTGCTCAATTGGGTCAGTTAGTCCACGTGTCATTGCTTGCTCCTTGGATTTTCAAAAATTTACAGCGAAAAAAATTTTAGTTTTGGTTTTGGGTTACATCTCATCGGTTGGGAATTGTTCACGATAGGTGGTAATCGCCTCGTCAATCAGGTCCCAAGCCTCGTAGTCTGTGCCCATCTCAAAGAAAACAATGTCGCAGTCATCTGATTGCTGGTCGCAGAATGTGGCTCGCCACACTTCGACCTCATCTAGGTCGTCTGGGTTAGATGGGTCAATTAGGTCTAGGGTCATGGTGAACTTACCTAGGCCCGACATGTTTACAATGATTTCGCTCATGCTGTAATCCTACCATATTGTAGCGAAAAATATTCGGATTCTGGAAAATTTGGTTACGGGTGTGCCGCCATAAATAGCGAGCTCGCCCATAGCATAAAAAAATTTGTTTCGCAAGCGACACGCCGAGCTAAAAAAAAGAATTAACCAAATGAATTCTTTTGAATTTTGGGGGTATTTGGTTGAACTTGTGCTTGGTCTGTGATTAGATAGACCCATAGCCAAAAGGGCTACTAAACGAAACGAAGAGAGAAGAAGAGAAGAATGGGATACTTGAAG